TCCAGCATTGTTGTACTGGAATTGCGTGGTAGACCCGCCAGGAGTTCCTCCACCACCGACAGCGGCGTTGCTAGTCCACACCCCGCCAATGCTCGTGAGTACGTTGCCAGCGGTTCCTGGTGCAACTACAGCGACAGCCGAGGTTCCATTGCCAAGAATGACGTTTCCAGACGGGATTGTTGCTAGTCCAGTACCACCGCCTACAGGGGTAAGCGTTCCGTAGACTGGAGCGGCAGATGCACCGCTAGAAATGAATGGTTGACCAGCCGTGCCGTAAGAAACAGTGGCAGTAGGACCGATACCCCACTCACCAGACGTTCCTATAACAAACCGTCCTGCTCCACCGTTAAAAAACGTCAGTGGCAGATACGTTCCTGTGCCGTTAACACCGGAAACTAATTGAACGTCAGTAGATCCGTTGGTTGCAATTAAGATCTTGCTGGCGTTGGTAGGATCAGAGGCGTTGGCGGCTTGCCAAGACGCCGCTGTGGATGTGCCACTTGGTAGCGCGTAGATACCAGTCGTGCTATTAGCCGTACCAGTTACAAAGTTGGTGCGATTAGAAACTGTTGCGTTAGTAAAGTCACCAACAATCTTTTGAGCTGTAGTCGTAAACGTCAAGTTGCCGGTTGATACGTTTACCGACGCTACATTCAATGTTGTTCCGTCAAACGTCAGGTTGGCAGTACCGCCAAACGCACCTGCATTGTTGTACTGGACGGTTGTAAAACCACCGCCGGGGGTTCCACCGCCTCCAACTGCTGCATTGGATACCCACTGCCCACTGATGCTTGTCAGAACATTGCCTGCTGTACCGGGAGCAACAAAACTGATGGTTGGTGTTGTCCCACCACTAGATAAGATTGGATATGTATTGCCAACACTGGTGACTGCGTTTGCTACAGCTCCTGTAGCAGTCAAAACACCCGTACTAGTAGAGAAAGAAAGTCCATTTCCTACTGCTACATTTGCTAGTTGACCACTAGCGTTGGCCCACGCTATGCCCAAGAACGTTGTAGCGAGCGTGATAGCCGCATTGCCAGTCGAGTTGGCTACAGTGCCAGCAAATCCGTTGGCAGATACCACACTTACGTTGGTGACAGTGCCTGTTCCACCACCGCTTGCCACTGCTGCGTTACTAACCCAGACGCCACCTATGCTGGTAAGCACGTTCCCGGCATTGCCTGGAGCTACAGACGTAAGTGATCCTGTGCCATTACCCAGTAACACGTTGTTAACAGGCAGAGTGACTCGTCCAGTGCCACCGTTTGGTACGGTCAGGGCATTTAGGAGAGAAAGATTGCCTACGTTGGCAGTCGCAATGTTGCCGGTAGTGATGAACGCACTTGTGGCATTGAGTGTTGTGATGTTGGCAAGCGAGGCCGTGAGGTTAGTCACGTTGATGCTTGTAACATTGACGTTTGTGACATTGCTCGTGCCACTTGTTATGGTGACATTGGCGAGCGTGAGATTGTTGAGCGTGGTGACCGTGTTGCCAAGCTGGACAGACGTATTGCCGATGGTGATCGGCGTGTTGAAATTGCTGTCTAGCTTAGAGAGAGCAATGTTCCCGCTTAGATTGGCAAAAGCAAATGGGACGGTCATCAGAACCTCGCTCTCAATTCGTGTTCAAACTCGAAAGTATTCACAGTATAACCAGCACTGTTGCTGTTGATGGTTAAACCAAGGTACTTGCCGTACTGCTGGGCGTCTGATTTGTACAGAGCGTACCCGTAACCTGTTTCCCACCCGACAGTCTGCAAACTGTTGTTCTGCCAAATCACCGGCTGGTAGTAATTATTAAGCCAAGTGACCGTATTGTCTATTGTATAAGCACCAGTCGCTCCGGTTCCCTGCTCGTTGTCAACGCTAATGAAGAGCGTAGACGATGCCTGCAACTGTGCTTCGATGCCAAACTTGAGTGCCTGCTTGGTCCGTATGGGATCACCCATAGGCATCAAGGCAGTCTGGATCATTGTTGCTACATTGGCCGTGGAATTAGCATAGAGACGGAAGAGGCTTGAGCCTGCGGTCCCATAAAGGCGAATGACCCCCGCTGTAGGGACGGAAGTGATGTAGTCCAACGCTCCTTGGGAGGTTAGAAACCACTTCTTCTCGAAGAACACGGCCTGGACCTTTCTCGCTCCAATTACCGGGTCGTTGTAAGTGAAGGAGAATGCCGCGCATAGTATGTTGTTCAGTAGGACCTGACCGCCGCTGATGGGTTTGTCAAAGTCTATGAGTTGGAATATCCCGTCAAGAGGATCTGACAACTTGCTGGTGGTAGAACCGACTAGGGAATAGACCCCATAGTCGTTCATGAACAGCACAGCTCTAAAGAACGGGTAGATAGCGTAGATACGCTTGGTCCCTACGCTGGCAGAGACGTTAGTATTTGTGAATAAAGTTTGACCGTTGGTGTCTACACGAACGTCAGAGAAGACGTTGATGCTTGTTTCACCAAAGATGTACAAGAAATTGTTTGCTGAGAGCAACGCACGGATGTTGCCGTGCAGCGTAGAGTCAGTAAGAGTGAACGAACCCGCAGAAACGCTGGTGAAATCACTATACGAGTCTGCCGCTGAGTAGTAGACAGTACGCCCAGCCGCCACCCAGGTTCTACCTGAGAACGTAGCGGTAGAAACCAACTGCTCTGTGTTCACAACTGCCGTGACATTGGCAGCAGTGCTAAACCCACCGCCAGAAAGACTCACGCTTGCGTTGGTGTACCCGGATCCGGGGTTGGTCATGACGATTTGAGAGACCGTATTGCCCAGAACAATAGCTGTAGCAGTAGCAGGTGTGACGTTAGACCCGCCGATAGCAACCGTTGGTGCTGACGTATAGCCAGAACCACCGTTGTTAAGCAGGATGCTCACTGTGCCTGTCTTGAACGTGACGATCTGAGCTATCGCATTAGCACCAGACCCTCCACCACCCGAAAAAGTTATGGTGGGAGATGACGTATATCCACTACCTGCGTTTACTAGGCTGACGCTGCTTACGCCACCAGTTGAAATGACTGCGTTGGCGGTAGCACCACCACTAGAGAAGGTGACAGCAGGGACAGATGTGTATCCAGACCCTGCTTCAACCACACCGATAGAAACAACAGCGCCTGCGCTGATACTTGCGACTGCTGTAGCTTGGGTCCCACCCGTGATGTTGGGTGCGCCAATGTTTACGTCTGGTACTGCGGTGTATCCAGAGCCGCCTGCGGTCACATAGACTGACCTGATGCCACCAGAACCCGTAACAATCGTGGCTGTCGCTACTGCTTGGACGCCATTGGCATCGTTGGGTGCGCTGATCACCACGTTAGGGGCAGATGTGTAGCCAGAGCCAGGGTTGGAAACGGCTATCAGGCCAACAGACCCAATAGAGACTAAGTTTGCACCGTTCCAACTAGACAATCCGTTGGTTGGATCTGCAATGATCAGTCGTTCGTTCTTCCACTGGGCAGAACTGACGTTTGCACTGTTAAATATGTTTGACGACGCTATGTTGCTCTTAACATTGCCGTTCAGATTGAATGCTTGTGCGCTGCCGTCTACTTCAAAGCTGACAATGTAGTCAGATACGTTGATATTTGTAGACGTTAGATAAGAAGTTGTGTTGGCAAAGACAACAACATTGCCTGTGCTGTCTGTAACCGCGCTCTGAGCAGGAACAATCTTAATGTTGGAGTCGCCAATCGGCATGGCGTTTTCCAACCACGAGAATTCATCGTCCCTAATGGCCGTTCGGTTGGCTTTTGTGTTTATGCCACCAAACGTCTTCAGGACAGTGTATCTTTTTTGCTGTTCCTGAGATGCCATGTTAGTAAGGGCTGCTATACGGGTCCGGAATCCTGCGCGTGAAGACTGAATTCAACACGCCCTGTACCTGACGGTTGTACTGCTGTAGGAAAATCTCAGATTCTCCGTAGCTCTGTTCTTTGTACTTTGCCTTGTAAGCAGCGTAAAACGCCACAGGAACCGTGTACGGGTCGTTGATGGCGTCATTGACCGTAGGATTGGTCAACACGAGCGGAGAAGGAAGAATAACCGTGTCGACTTCCATACTGTAGGACTGGTCAGGCACGGGTGAGATGTAAATTTGCTGCTGACCATACGTTGAGAAGCACACAGGCCGTCCAACGTAGTTTTGCCAGTACCGGAGCTGGGCGTTGAAGTTCGTCCAGGGCAGGTAGCGCAGTGGAATTCTAGAGTTTCCCCAGTAGATTGTCAGGTTAAGAACATCCAGAGTCTGCGAACCGTTAGGTAGCGACGAAAACGGGATGATTTCTGCACTTTGTACGTACAACAGCGTTGCTGTGCCGTTAGTAAATGCCGTTGACGGGGGGAAATTAGACCCAGATGCGGGGTATGGCGGGGCTGTGCTGCCCAGCGTCCCACCTACGGTGATCTGATAGATAAAGATGTTTGAGAATATGTACTGACCGGCAGTAACTACAAGGCCAGCAGACCAGATAATTGCGGCTGTGCCGTCTGGTGCGAGGGGTGTTGCCGAGATTTGCAGGGTACGCAGGCAACCAGTGTCTCGTACTACCCTTTCACGCCCATCGTTGACGTAATCCGTAATCTCATCGTTAGACCAAAAGTTCCCGTTGGCATCGTGGAGAAGCCTGCGAACGTCT